AGTCACAACCAAATGCTCCCATGTGTTCATTACCAGGATATTTTATACCATTTTTAAGTACCACTCTATTTTGTAATTGCTGAGGTGGAACCCAGCTAACTTTAAATCTACCTTTTGGATCTGGGTAGAATATTACTTGTGAATCTTTTATACCGTTAACCCATTGAAAATTACCAGTTGTAATTCCAAGAGTTCTAGCCATTTCTTCGTTATAGTCTATCTGCTCGTATATTTTAACAAGATTAAATATACTATTTTTAGTTTCATCTCTAAACGCATGTTCCTCGGTTCTAGGAAACTGGCGATAAAACTCATTTAACCCATCTTGATCGTCTTTTAAACCATCAACTTCATTTTGCCAATTATCTATTACACCTACGTCTATTAGTTCACCGTCTGGTGCGAGTCTATCGATATCAGGAGTAGTAAAGACTGGAATTCCATACTCGTCAATAAATCCTTCGTAGTTCCATTCCATTGGGATAAAAAGAGAGTATAGTCCAGACTTTGTCTGACCATTTCTATTTCTTTTCGTGACATCTGACGATTTGTATAATTTTTTAAAGTTTTCTCCACCCTTATCTAATGCGTTTGAAGTAGAGCCCATCATACATTTACCAATAATTCTACTACCTAATCGTAAACATGTTTTTGTAACTCTCCAGTTGTTTAAAATATTATCGGGTCTTTCCCATTTACCACTTTCATCATGTACTAGTAGATTTAGTTTTTCACCGTCATAACTATTATCTCCAGTATTCTTCCAATCAATAGTTGTATCTAATCCTTCTATTTCTTCCATACCATCTGTAGCAGCCATTTTCTTTCTAGTAAACTTACTAGCTGGAACTCTATAGGCTAGTTCAGATTTTGGGCGATCCATACCATCTTGTACTGGTTTGAAGAAAAAAGGATAGTTTATACTAATTGGTACAACTTTATCCGTAAACATTTTCTTTGCATCAGAACCAGTTTTAGATAGTATACCATATCTACTATCACTTGCAAGAGTGGCTAAATTAACTGTTTCTGCAGATGACATGAATGAAAATCCTGATCTTCTGTTCTTTAGGTAACACATACCATAACATCTTTTATCTGCTTTACAAGCTTCCCAGAATATAAAAAACAATCTATTTGCCTCTCTAAAGTCTGGAGCACCAACATCTATTTTACTCCACTGAAGATACATATAGTGTGTTCCTACTATATAAGTTGGTTTACCATTATTCATAAACCAAAAACCTTCATCTCTTCTTTTAAACTCTTCGTCTATATAATCGTACCACTGTTCTTTATTTTCATCCGGATAGTTTCTCCAATCAAATATATTTTTTAGACGTTGTAGTTCTTTAGGTTGTTCGAATTTTACCCATTTATTCTTACCATGCTTATAGACTTCTTTTGGTTTTAAAGGTAAAGCAATTTGTAAACCCTGTATTTCATAAATTTCTCCAATTTTTCCAGTTTTAGAAATAACTACGATATCGTGTTCTTTATCATAACCGTATTTCCACTTTCTACCTTTATTAAGACGACTAATAGTCGTTTTTTTAATTGGTTCAATTATTTTAACTAAACTTTGTTCGTACATTACTTAGATCTGCCTTCCGCGAATCCTCTAAAGACTTTTTCCTTTGTCTCTTCAGGTGCTTTGCCCTCAAGTAGTTGCTCTTCTTCTTGGATTCTGTTAAGTATTTCAAATGCGTCAAATATAGCTAGTTTTTTGGTAGCTGCAGCATTTTTTAGTCGATCTGCTGATATATCGTCGTCTGAATCTACAATCGGTTCTTTAGCAACTTTAATCAGTTCATCTACTGCTCTCTGCCCAGCTTGGATTATATTCTTCTTCGTCTCCTTGATATTCATATTTGATTGTAATAAAATTAGATAAAACTCGATATAGTCTCTCGCCATCGACTATAAACTCATATTGACTACTTGGTCTAAAACCAACTAAATCATTAACCTTAACTGTACCGTCTGAATACTTAACGATACCTTGTAAAGGTTTTTCAGATTCAATATTAAATTGATCTATAGCTTTTAAAGGTTTTATAAAACAATAACCTTTTGGAGCTATCCACTCTTCATCTCTTTTATATAAAAAGATTTGATCATGGTTAACAAGATAAGTAGATTCATCAAAGAAACATCTACTATTTTTTTCTACACCTTTTACATCATGCCATCTTCTAAAAACGTTATGATGAACTATAACAGTATCACTAGGTTGTATATCTGTTTCACCAATAATGGGTGTTGATATAACAACTGCTTCTCTGTTTACGTATTGATGATTATAAATTTCAGTATTAATTATTAATTCTGAATCACCAACTTTTTTAGTGTTGTTATACCTATTTCCTTTTGGTGTTACAACAAAGTTGTAAACACTCTTCATTAGTATTCTAGATTATACTCTACAGATACAGCCATATTCTTATTGAAGTCTTTCCAAGGTAATACATCTTTATTTTTCTTAATATAAATAGAGTACTTATCATCTTCCTCTAATATATCACAAATTGTATGACCTCCGTAAACTTCTTGACCAACAGCGTAGTGCATAGCGTCATTCTTGTAGTCTTTACCTACACTAATCTTTCTTATCAGCTTTGCCATTTTCTGGGTAATTTATAGTACCGTCTTGAATATTAATGTCATACGTACCGTATTCTTTATCAAACTCATTTTGTAATTTACCTAATGCTTCTCTAAGACTAGATATATTGTGCATTAGCTCGTGTTTTTTTAATTCCATTGAGCCTATTTCTAGTTGAGTTCTATTGATACTGTTTACTGTGTTTTGAACTTGTTCTAACTGCTCGTCAGTTATCTTTTCAGGTTTAGTACCTGTAAGTTCTTTAATTTTAGCACTAGTGCCCTTTAATTTTGTTGTTGCCATTTTTTATTTAATTTAAGTTAATTTAATTTTTTTTATCTTTCAAATGATAATATAATTCTAATTGGATTTATGTTAAAAATTTCTTCGTTATCAGCTATAGCATCTGTAGTTGCCGCTGTAAACGTAATATCTTGTTTACTTGATCCAAAAGTACCTATACTACTAACTGTACCTAAAACATCATCTGTTGCTGAATGCAAAACATCACCAGGAGCGAATATTAATTCAGCATCTGGATCATCATCACTACCTTTATCGGTTGATACAACAGTTTCACCAGCTGCTGTAGCTCCTCTTGATAAAACAGTAGTACCAAAAGAAATACCTGATTCAGCACATACAGCCGCTATATAAAGAGTGTCAAAACCTACATTGTCTCCTGAGTTTGGTTCTCCTTCTAAAACTAGTGTTGGTATGTGAGAGCCAGCAGCTCCAGATCCAGTTGCAGCTACAGCAAAATGATCAAGTGTATGACCACCATAATCAGTGGCGCTATCAATGTGAGTGAAACCTATAATATGATTACTAACTGCTGGTACAGCTGAAGCGGTTGCGTTAGCAGTACCTAAAGTTTCAGGACGTGAGTTATCTACTGTTTTAGCAAAAAGAAAATCTATATCTTTTTTTGACTGTGCACCAGCATCTGTACCTCTCATTACTATCGTAAGTCCAACTAATGAAGCAGCTCCTTTAGGTACTTGAAAAGAAGTCCAATCAAAAAGAACATCATTATCAGCATACGCTGCGCTTCCAGCTGCTTGTGCACTTGCTGCTATTGTTGGTTTTACTTCTACCGTAAAATGTTTTCCCATAATTTTATTTTTTTACTTTTTCTAGTGATCGACCTCCAAAATAAGCACCGATCACGGTTATTAATACTAATTGTAATAGATCAACGTAAGAATCCTTAACGTTGAATTTTATTGCACCTGCATCTATAAATATTAATAGCATGGTGCATACTATTAAAAATATTAAAACCATTGGCCTAACGTTTTTACTAAGCCATGAATCTGATTTCAAATCTGCCTCCCATCTGCTAGTAATGTTTTTTTCCATTTCTACCTGATAGTTAGCAACTAATTCTTTTATTTTTCTTTCTGCCTCAAGCTTTTCTTCTTTAGATGTATGTAGATTATCTATAACTCCGCCTACGTTTTTTACTAAATCAGCAGCTCCTCCAGAAAATAAGTTACCTAACATAATTTAATTTTTAATATCCACCTCCACCAGTGCTAGTACTACCACCTCCACTAACAGGTCTATTAACAGGCATGCTTCTATTCATATTTGTGTTGGTAGTTGTATTTATGTTTCTACTAACAACTCTTGGTGTGGTACCAATATTTAACAACGTATCAGACGCTTGATTATGACCAGTGCAACCCATATAGCCGTTTTGACCTTTAAACCTATGAACATGATGACCGCGACAACCATTTTCAATTGCCCAATTTCTAGCTTCAAAAATTGTACTAAATAAAGGTACTCCAGATATAGTTGTTAATATACTCATTTTGATTTTACTTTTTCAAATGAACTAATACCAAAACACCCTAATGTTACCCATACGAATGAGTTGTATATTACTTCGTTAATTACTAATGTTCCATCAACGAATATAAAACTGGTTACCAAGTCTGCTATAGCAAACAAACACATTACTACAAAAGACGAAAATCCAACCACATTTTTTTCGTTTATTTCGTTTTTATCTTTAAATAAGCTCCACATATTATATTGTTCCGTTATTAGCATCATCTTCCCATGGGAAACCAGTGTCACCAGCTTCTTTCCACTCTCCGTCTACTTTAATCATATCTTTACCGTTCCTAGTTTCTCTAGGAAAAACTTCACCATTATAAGTTACATCATTATCGCTGTAAGCAAGTTTACCAATCCTCATGTCTGTAGCGTGTCTCATTTCATGGTTTATTACCTGTGCTTCTTCTTGGCTACCAGGTATTATGTTTTTGTTTATATATATAGTACCATCCATATTAGCTTCACCCATAACTCCTTCTGCTAGTGGTACTCTAATAACAGGTGTTCCAGGTACAGAAGCTTCACCACCAGTTTTTTTACCAAAACGTAATTTAGTTTTGATTTCACCTCTAGTAGCATAGTTACCTCTATTTGTACCTAATTTAAATCCCATTATCTATCTTTATCTTTAATCATATCATCTATAGC